CAATACGCAATAGGTTGTACGGCCTCAACACCTGATCCCTCGTCAATCTCGATGTACTCTTCATTAATAATTAAATTCAATGAAGTATCAACGCCATTCCTGGTATAAGTTGCGGCCAGGCCATGACCGTAAGATGGATCTAAATATGCAGCCATATCAGCTTCAGTTTCATATCTAATCTGACTCACGCTGCTACCTCTAATACTAGAGTTACCATCCCAACATTATCAGGCTGTACTTCTTTAACAACATACTCAGTTTGAGGTTTTATCACCGTACCCTGGTCTGTTGTTACCGCATCAACTATCAAAGTATCTAAATGCGATATGTAAGGTGCATCGCTGGCCTTTAATGTAGCCCTGGGCTGATAACCTTCAGCTGCGACACTTGCACCCTGGATGGATAAATATTCTTCATCCATCAATAAATTAATATTTTGTGAAGCCCCTGTATCGATGTCGTACCAGGTATCTATTAAACCTGGACGTTGATCCCATAAAACAGATTGCCTCTCAAAAAAAGTGCCAGTTATTCCAAACCCTGTTGTTGAGTCAACAAAGGATGAGAAGTCAGCAGCACTTTCAAGAGCCATTACTTCCCTTTGGCTCTAGTCTTAACCTTAGCCTCAGATTTCTTTAGGCCAACGCTTCTATCAGACTCTTTTTTAGGTTTTTCTTTATGCTCCTGGGCTTTTCCAAGTCCAATCAGCACCCTAGCTTCATCAATTGGAAGCTCTATAACATCGCCAGCGTTTACTCTTTGTTTGTTCGCTACGGTGTCGCTTAAAATTAAACATTTCATATTATTTTCCTCGCCTAAGATGGAGGGCATTAAGCCCCCCATGTTTTTAGTGCTTAACGTCACTCAATTAAGATGCGTGACAGAAGCTAACTGCGTGTCTTACTCCACAATCAACTGACTGGATAGCTACCACACGGATAGTTCCTGAAGTTGAATTTGAATAAGGATCCACGACGATATCCAAACTTCCAAAAAGACCAATTAGCAAATCACTGAAGTTACCAAACACATAATTGTTTGCAGTTAACTGTGGTGACACAACAGATTTATATCCGTTGATGTTGTCATTAACAGCTACAAACTGAGCAGTGTTACTAGCTTTCTCAGTGGTTTTTAATGTGCCGTAGTTAGTTGGGTGAATGATGTAAGCTAGATCGCCCATAAGCGCGTTATCTACTCTTACAGCAGTTTCCATGCTAACCATTTCAGCAAATGTTGGAGCCGCAGCACTTGATAAAGTTACTGTGTTGATTCCAGTCGTATTCGTCACTCCAGTTGGATTTCCTGAAGAACCACTGCCCTCAAGAGCAGCATCATCAATCGCTATTGCCATTGCTTGAGCTAAGTCATTTCTGACTAGGTTTTCAACATCCAATGAAGACTGAATTGCTAGTTGTCGAGTGATATCTGTATATGCACCAAGTGATTTTGGGGATAATTGAATATTACCAACAGTGAATTCACTTTCACCAACAGCTCCGCCTTCTGAGCTAATAAAAGCAGCTGAAGAAGCAGCAGTTTTCTTAGGAATCTTAACATCGCCTGATAAACCATTAAGCATTGTTGCAAGTGGCATAACAGCTGAGTTATTTCTAAGAACATCGATGAAATCTCCACCTCTGTAATCTTCACCAATCAAGTCGCCGTCTGAACCAGCACTTAAATCCCTTTGGTTCCAAGTTCTTAGAACCTCAGCTGGAAGCAAGATACCTTGAGCAGTTGTTCCCTGCTGTCTTTGAGCTGCTTCTGAACATTCAAATTCAAACGCAGCGGCCTCTTGAGCCTTCCTATCTGTAGGATTAGCCATCGCATTGATAGCTCTTAAAATGCTAAATCTTTTGGTTTCCTTTTCAGTTAAACCAACTTCGTGAGGGGTTTCTAAAGGCTGGTCATTAGAAATGTTATCTAATAACTGACCTCTAAACTCTTCAACGGAAGCGCCATCTTTAATAGCTTGATCCGCTAGATCTCTTTTGTTGTGTCTGACACCAAGATCAATGATCTCTTTTGAATTTTTTAAAAATTCTTTTTTGGCCTCTTCAACACTTTGGGATCTAACTTCATCAAGATTAATTTCTTGTTTTTCGTTTTCCATAATTTCTACCTTTGTAGTGTTTAAAGTTTGATTTTCTGAACGTCCAACTCCGACCTTGCGGCTCGAATCTGCTGGTATGGCCACCGATGAAATTTCGAGCGGCGACCAGCTGGCACGATAGTAAGGTTCGTCCTTGTCGTCCATCCTAGTTAATTTGTCAACTCGATAACCCACGCTGATATTCATGCGTATATTATCAACGACATCCCTGAATGTAGATTCAGCCAAATCAGATTTACCAAATCTGACTACTGCAACTGTCCTTTTTGCAGCCTTATCTAATTCAAATTTCTCAACAACACCTATGACCTGTTTCATGTCGTGATCCAGGAGAAACGGCGCACGGCCGCTTTTCATAAATTCCATGTTGATATCCTCTTCTGAGTGTCCCAGCACTTCCATGCCAAAACTTCTCATTACAGGCTCTTCGCTTGATACGCCAACTCTGACTGTTCGCTTTTCTTCATCAATGTAAGAGGCTTTACCCAAATCAATGGATCGATAGTTAACGTGTAGGTCAACTACTTTCCTTTCATCTTCGTCCTCTTCATCGTTGTAAGCGCTTTCAGCTTCAACAATATCTTGCTCTTCTTGTTCATCCTCGTGATGCTTTGCAAACTCAACAACAACTTTGTCGTCTGTTTCCTCCACATTGAGGATGTGTCTATCTTCTTTATCCATAGATTTCTCCTCTTTATCGTTTAATAAAGGATGCTCTTCTAATTCAATAGAATCAGAATCTTCTAAACCCCTGATAGGGTTAATCTTGGTAAGAGTGCTGAATTTATGGCCTACCTCAATATCAGTAGGTTCACCACTTCTGTAAACTTGTATTAATGCAGCTGGATCCTCAGGTGTTCCTGTAACGCTAAAATCACTATTTGGAATGTTAATCTTGCCATCCCTTTCGATTTTAATAATTTTGCCCCTGGCTCTTCCGCCAGCGCTATTCCAACTTACAAAATCACCAACCTTTAGTGATCCTGGTTCTGCTCTATCTTCTTTTTTCATATTTTCCACCAATCGTTTTGACCATGAGTAACCTGCATCGCCGCCCCATAAAGCCCAGGCGATACGTCCATTAGAGGGATATCCATCCCCACCTGGAGAAAAGCCCTCAGCTTTCTTATCAACTTCATGCCTGGAAAAGAAGCTATACATTCTTTTCACGGTATCGTCTGATAAGTTTTCACCAGCTACGATTTGCCTAGCCCTTACAGCACCAACTCTTGTTCCGCCTCTTCCGTGTTCCTCTCTCCAGTCCAGGCCACGTTGAGCCTCAGTCTTCATGCCGTCTGTTGGTTTAGGCATCTTCGTCCTCTTCTCCGCCTACAATGTTGGCCTCAACTGGCAACTTAGTACCAAAAGGCTGATATGCAAGCTCAATTCCGTATTGTTTGGCCAGCTCGATCTCTTTTTGATGTTGTTCAAAAAGTTCTTCGGTGTCGCGGCCATACGCGCTAGAAATATCTGAATAAGTTATTGTTCCGTTTTGTAAACCCAATATGTTTGATTGCATTTCTTTGAGTGGATCTATCCAGGAGAAACTTCTTGGAATGTAATTAATGGATCCAGCAAATTTATCAAACTTACTGATTGGCAAATTTATGTAACCTGTAGAAATTGCCATTTCTAACCAGGATTTGAATATTGGGTTTATAAAATGATCGATCACAAACTGTTGATACATTTGATACATGCTGCGATCCTCTAATGCACCTTGTCTGATTGATGAATAATTAACGCTGGTTAAGTCATTGCTTAATGCGTGATAAGAAATGTTTAGACCTGAGGCAATGCTTCTTAAAACACTTGTTGTAAATGCCTCAAATGCTGTAGTTGGATGGTTAGGATCGAAGGTTTGAAATTCCATGCCAGCTGGTAATTGACTAAAAGTTCCAGGCTGAACACTCATAGTTGGGTTGAAATGATCTTCCATTTCGCCATCCCCAACGAATGAGTCGCCATCCTGAGAAGTAAAAAAGCCCA